CGGCAGCTACACGTGAAGCAGCTTCTGCATCAATATTGGACTGCAGAGTTGTATCAGCAGATGTACGGGCAGAAGCTTCAGAATCAATGTTTGACTGAAGTGTTACGTCGGAATTCTGACGTGCAGTGGTTTCATCAGATACTGCGGCAATTCTTGCTGCTGCTTCAGTGTCAATATTGGACTGAAGAGTTGTATCAGCAGAAGCGCGTGTAGAAGCTTCACTTTCTTGTGCACTTTCAAGTGCTTGCAGAGCTTGCTTAACGCTTGTGTTGTCGTTAATTGTAGAACCAGAGAAGGTACCCAAAGTTGTGGCACCTGTGCCCATACCAGTCAGGCTTTCTAAATTATCAACATCATCTTCAACGTCACTAACCGCATTAGTACGTGCGGTTGTTTCAGCGTCAATATTACCTTGAAGAGTGATGTCAGCGGCACTACGAGAAGCAGCTTCAGCTTCAAGAGCAGTCTCTAACAATTGAAGAGCAGCTTTGATATCAGATGCGTCGACAATTGTTGAGCCTGTGAACGAGCCGAGATCAACAGAACCGGCTGCTAAACCAGTCAGAGCAACTAAGTCATTAGCATTAGAAGTGACTGCATTTAAAGCAGTTGCATCACCTTTAGTCTCAACCTTAGTTTCGAGATCTTGCAGAGCAGTCTTGATGTCAACTGAATCACTAATAGTAGATCCAGTAAATGTGCCAAGAGTTGTAGAGTCTTTAGCAACACCTGTAAGTGTTGCCATGTTATCAACGTGAGTTTCGTTGCCGTTGATTAAGTTTGTAATTGTTGTGGAGAAATTACTATCTGCTCCGAGAGCATCAGACAGTTCTTTTAAAGTGTCTAAGGCAGCAGGAGCGCCATTTACTAGCGCATCAAGTGCAGATGTAACATATGATTCAGTCGCGAAGCCATTCAGAAAATTACCGACGGAGATGCTCTTAGAAGCATAAGAGACGCCGCCATCAGTAGTATCTGACAAATAAAGGAGATCGTCAGACGACGCCTCCCCTGTGGTCAATAGACCAGATACTTTGTAGGAAGCCATTTACTATTCCAGAATAAGAAATTGGGTACCCTCTAAAGTTTGCACTTTTGAGTTCAAATCTATTATATCTGCCTGCAAGTTCGCCACTAACAAATTAAGGCTGTCTAATTTGCTCTGTATGTCATGCAAATCTGTAATTTCTGACTCTGTATGAGTATGATCATCTTCTGGCGGACGTACTTGCCAAACACCTCTTACATATTCCCAGGTTTCACCTGTAGCGTCATTTGTGACAACTGTAGTGACATTGGGATCTGGAAATATAAATGGACTCATTTATTCTCTTTGAGTGATTCTATTCTACCCTCCTCTATTTACTATAACTGTGAAATTCGAGTCTGTAAATCTGCAAAATCTGTTGCGTCTGTTATGGCTTCTTTTATTTCATTGCTGGTACTGTCAAAATCAGCATTACGGTCTGGGTTTAGCCACACTCCTTGGTGGCGAACTAAAATTCTTAATTCTTCAGTGTCAAACCAAAAATCTCCATTAGATAAATTATCAACAGGAACAGTAGCTGAATAGTGAATCTTAATTAACCCATTAAATTCATTTTGTAAAGATAAGATATCAGAAGCTAGTTGAGGAGCATTGATATTATCTATTCTTACTCCAAGAGCCACATCTGCATTGTCAGCGTCTGTCTTATTAATGGTTACGGTATTAGTTAAACTTACGAGATCTGCTGAAGTGGCGGCATTGCTTAACGTTGTTTCAGCCGAAGATAGTCTAGTATCAAGGCTTGTAATAGATAAAGCCGATGATGAAATATTAGTCAAGTTATTATCTATTTGCGTCTGCAAAGCAGCAAGCTGCTCTGGTGTTGCTCCTGTAGGAAGTGCATTTACAACTGCTGTTAGCGCATCAATTTCAGCTTCTAGATCTAACATCTGATTTGCAGTCACGCTAATTGTCATTGCATCTATTTGAGCCTGAAAACTAGCAATTTGTGCGTCAGTATATTCGAGCGTTGCATATTCTTGGTTTTGAGGATAAATAAATACCTTTACTTCTTCGTCTGCTACAAGAGCTCTGTTTCCTAGTACTTTGGTAACTGTATAGATATTCTCGTTTTTATTAGTAATACTAAATCTTAGTATTGATCCGTCTGATGCTTCAATGTCAATGAGATCACCAATAGCGCCTGGCTGGGAAATAATATTATTTTGATCTTCAGTAGAAACTGCAATAGTAGTAATCTGAGACGGGATTTCAGTATTTGCACTGACTTTGCCTGATGGAACATTACTTGGAATTTGAGATAAATCAAATATTCGATATTCCCTACCAGCACTTCTGCGTAGGCTGACTTGATCTAACTGATTTCGTAGTAAATCAATTTCTGTGCTCAATGCATTAAACGAATTATCACCTCCTGTAAGGGCTACCCAGACGGAACCGTCAAAAATATAGTAGATACCATTACTGTCGTTATACCATTGTTCACCTTTTACAGGATTTGTTGGTGCTGTATCCCCTACAGCAATAAATTCGTTGCTTCCATTTGCTTGATAAAAGCCATCATTGATCCATACCATTAAACGTCCTTGGCGAGTATCAAACCAAAGAGTTCCATTTTGAGGGGCAGGCTCCCAGCCGTCTCCTGTTATGTTTCCGTTTTCGTCTCTTGTAGGCATCCACTGAGGAGGAGTAATTCCTACAACAGATGGAGGTAAGTTTAATGAATTAATTGCTGAGATCAAACCACCCATGTTTGAAGGATAGTCTTTAATCCCGTACCCTTGAGCTGCAATTAAACTATTAGCTGCTGCAATTGCACCGTCAAAATTAGAAGTCTGAGATGATGTCACGGCACTACTATCTTTTCTACCATTGTATAAAACTTTAGTAGTTGCTATTGAGCATTACAAAAGCCGTCTCAATATCATCAAGATTTAGTCCCTGTGAAAGCATAAAAATTACTTCAGCTGTTGTTATTTTTGATCTTTTTAGCTGAGATCGAAATTCATTAGCTACTTCGTCCATGTCTTTTTTTAAACGCTGTTCAAATTTATTTCTACTATCAAATGATGGATAAGCTTTCGGCTCTTGTACTTTGATTTTATTGATAAACATAGCAGCAATCGTATGCTTGCATAATCTAAAACTATGTTTATACTTAGAAGTCTCCCAGCTTTGAAGTATGCCAGCGGCTCCTATAACACCAGACTTTTCATAACTTGCTGAACTCATAGCTGATGGAATAGGAAAACGTCGTTGTTTATTATTGCTAGTTCCGTCATCATTTATTGCTTCTGGCATACGTATAGCTGCATGCGAAAAATCAGGACAACTACAGCAAAATACCTCTGCATATTGCAGTGAAGAATTTTCAGTAAATACAGGATCAATCCATGGATCTATATCCGTAATTAAACGTTTCCATCTTTCCTCACCTGGCGGTGGCTCTTTATGTAAATAATTTCCATCGGCATCATTGTCAATAATCTTCTTAGTAAAGCTGTTGTCCGCACATATAATCCAATTAAACTGTTCTCCTGCTGTAAAAAGATTAATTGAGCCTTGCTGTTGAACTGCAGTAAGCTCTAATTGATTTCCAACAATAAGAATAGATTGAATGGCAAACGGCATAACTGAATATGATAGCTGGTTAACTTCTTGCTGAACAACGTCTGCTGTTAAATATTGACTTTTAAAGTATCTTTGATAATCAGCTTTTTGAAATGTAAAATTAGCTTTTATAGCCCCAGTGGCGTGTGCTGTACTATAGATTTCATCTAATTCATTTATATCTAAAAGAGATGGTGGTAGTTCAGAAGTATTATCAAGTAATTTAAAAGATTTATTGGCAAGCTCTTCGCTAACTAATACTTCAAAGTATTTAGCACCGTCATTAAAAGTTTCGCTTAGATCAAGATTTCTATCAATTAAAAAATCAGGGAAATAGCCTATTTGACCAATTAGTGAACTAAAGTTTCCAAAATTTTTTGTTATGAAAGGAGTTGCTTCAACAGCCGATTTAGATAACGTAATTTTAATTTCAATATTATCTTGCCCGATTGTTTTTCCGCTGTAAACCGCTGGCTTTTTATCTATAGTAAGAACGTTTAATATATTTGCAGAGGTTACTCCATCAGTGATTCTTTCTCCAATTGATCTCCTTAGAGGTGAAATGTCAGACAATTCATCCTGTTGAATTTTTAGCCAGATTTCATTGCGGTCATATTCTGATTGATAAAGTGTTTTGTCAACGTACTTCTCTACAATTGTTCCCAGCTGTTTATTCCCAAGCATTGTACGTCTAGCTGTGTAGTGACTTCGACTATCAGCATTGTTAGTAGCAAACTGTTTGCTATCAAATAGTACATTGATTTCGTCTTCAGTTCCTTGATAAAGGACTGCTTCTAATTCATCAAAGTCAAGATAAGCACCACTATAGTAATACTCTATTCCTTTTCTCCATCTTGTCCAATTACTATCTATATCATATTTTTCAATAACTGTTCTATGCACAGATGAACCAAACTGACGATTACCTGGATATGTCCCAGCGGCTCCAACAGATTTTCCTTTAGTAGTTTTTTCGTTGAAGCCTTTAATATTAAATGAGCCAAAGTTGCCAAGCCCATTTTTCTTTTTAGGCATTAGTACAATCCGCCAGATAACCCAAGCATGGGTGCATTTGTAATGTTATCAGCTAGATTTGAGGTTTGCCTTGCAGCCCAGAGTGCTTTACCTTTAGGTACGTAGAAAGCTTTTAATCTAGAATCAGTTCCTACCTGAGGAGTTGGAGCTAATACATATGGCATATCTGTCATATGAACCCATTCGTTTTTAGTGCTTGCAGCCACAACTTGGCCAACAAAAACAGCGCTGTCACGAAGAAAATCAAACTCTGTACTCATGTACAAATTAATTGGATAGTTATAGGGTGATCCGCTGTTGTCGCCAGGTCCTTGAGATATAACATAAATATCTTCAACAATTGCGCCGTCATTATCAGTGCAATTTAAGACTAATTGCGCAAAATTAGTTCCCGTTACTTTTTCGGTAAGAATAGTCGCAGATCCCATTTCATAAACATCGTGAAAGACACGATCGATCAATAGAGGCTGCTTGTTAGTAGATGTAGATGCCATTGTGATTTACCTTATGCTTTTGATGGTTTATTACGTCCACCACCTCGACTAGTGCTCATTCCTTGAGCATCAGAACTGCCACTTAATGGCAGAGCTCCTTGTGGCCCTTGTCCTTGGAATTGCCCCTTCATCATTGGTGAGATGCTGCCAGGTACTCCTTGCTGAACTGCTTCTTGTGGAGACATTCCCGACATACCTAATCCTGGCTGAACTTTGAAGCTGGGATTTCCGTCAACTGGATTAAGCTTTCCACCAAAGCCAGCGGCAGTTTGAGCCATATTCATCGCCAGCATTTGCTCTGACGTATTGTTATCGGGTGCTGCGAGCTGGGGAGCACCATAAGCCGCTGCCATATTCTGACCTCTGCCTTGTACGCCTCCTAAGCCCTGAACCATTCCAGAATTACCTACAAACCCCACTGCGCCCATTCGTCCGTCAGACAGGGGGATTCCTCCGTCTCCGTATGGGAATTTATTTACACCACTCATAGAACCGGTTTGTTCATTAAATGATTGACCAACCATAGGATTGTTCATAACATTATTTGTCTGTGGAGCTCCTGGGATTGGTTGAGGAGCAACTGACATTTTGAACCTATTAGGATCCATTTGTTCAGCTCTTGCACGCTTAGAATTAGCCACCATCAACCTCCGTAGATTCCACTATTCAAGTTTTTACGACGAAACCCAATACCTCTTGGATCATTTTCGAACTCTTGCATTTTACCTACTTCCATATTAGGAGCGGCAGTCGTTGATAAACCTTGATCAGCATATGCAGTTTGTGCAACTTCATTAGAACCAGGTTGATTGAATGGGTTATCTTCTTGGAAATCAGGCAGTTGAACACCCATATCTAAAAACTTAGATTGTTCCATTGCTGCTCGTTTCTTGGATTCATAATCCGTGTCGTTGCCACCTTGCCCAAATGTAATCTTTTGAGTACTCATAACTATCAAGCTATCCTAAAACTATTCTACTGTTATCGCCAATGAGCTGCTAAATAGATTCGTGATCCAATGGCAGTATCTGCTGGACCAGGGATTGACATAATAAATTCAGATCCAGCCCTTTCAAATGCGTAACGACGAGTTTCAGGTCTTCTATAGTTTGGTACATACAAAGTTTCCGCTAAGCGATCACCCTCTCTTAAATAGATTTCTCTAAAATACTCATCGCCTTTTAAAGGATCCGATGTTGCAATTGTTCGTTGAACATCACCAGCAATTTGCTCTAAACGGCTGTAATTAGGTGAGCCGTTGCTATCTTGTGGGAAATATTCTGAATTTTCCCATGCACGATCACAACGAGCTATATGGTTAACAGTTTGGTTGTACCAATATTCATCAGGAATTAGCGCCATTGCTTCTTCAAGACGTGCTCGATCTCCTGCAGGGATTTGTGCGCCAGCATTAAATCCTAAATGAAATCTTACTTTAGATTTAAGATGATCATCAAGTTGCATCATCCTTCTCCGATAATTCCTTTATACGTGGAAGCCAGCAATGATTCCAGCTGCATTAATTCTTGCTCTGATAGACCATCAGGATTTGTCTGTAATTTTGCAAGCATTTTTGATGTAGGCGACCCATCAATCATCATTCGACGAGTTCCCTCTCCTAGTGCTCCTCCAAGTATTAATCCAACTAATCCACCAGCCATTCTATTTCCAGGAGTCACTCTGCCTTTTAAATTTTGCATCTTGCTCCGGCTCAGTCCTTGTCCTTGAGCAAGACGATCTTTGAGTTTATTAATTTGATTTCCCACAGTATGTGCGCCTTGCCCAGCCAAACCACCGATAGCGGCTCCACTTGCGGCACCAATAATTGGAGCAGCGCCGGACTGTTCTTTTTCTTGTGCCAGTTTGGCAAGCAAGAGGTCCTCAATATTCATTTCAAATGACGCTTATACTATCACTAGTTTAACTAATGAAAATAAGGTCATCTTTAATTAGTTGTTCCCAGTTAACTCGGGGAATATTCTCAAGCTGTTTTAGATTATTAAACCTTTCTCCAGACAGTGACATACGCAATTCAACAATGCGTTTTGCTGTTGAATAGCCAACGCCTGGAAGTCGTTTTGCAATCTGTTCTGCTTCAGCAAGATTTAAATTTAATCGTGTGTCGTCTAGAGGAACTACACGCTCTGGCAAAGCTTCTTCTTTTTCAACTACGAGCTGTGGTGCCTGAACCTTTTCTAATCTGCCTTTTTTAGAATCATATGGAACCAACTCCTCTAGGGATACATAGGAGATAGAACCGTTAGCACCTCGAACCATTGCATATTCTTTGTCGTGCTTACCTACGTATTCAACCAACGCTCCAGTCTTGGTGTTTTGAAATAAATTTGACATAGACTCATTGTCTCTTTCTTACTTATTATAAGCATAAAAAAAGCGCCCAATTAGGGCGCTTTACTGTTAACAGAGGGGATCAATAACCTTGACCTGCTTCTGTTTTATAGGGAAGATGGATATCTTCAGCGCATGCAGCGGGAGCGTCTACGTAATAGCAGACTTCCACAATAACTGCAGCGACAGAATCTGTATCTACAACGGTCAGTTCATCACTGACAGTTGCTGTAACAGCTGTCTCGCTCACCAGAGGTGAGATAGCACTTGACAAATCAAAGGAAGACGTAGCACCGTTAGCTGCCAATGTTCCTGTAGCAGATGCTGTCAGAGTTGCACCAGTGACACCTGTCACTTGCAGAGTTCCGTTACCGCCTGTGCTCAGGTTCTCAACACTAATAGCTGTGCGATACACAGTAGCGCCAGCGGGGATGCTGAATGCTTTGTCGAGCCTGGGCTTGTCATCTTGACGTTTGTCAGGAGACAATACTTTTAATTCGTAGGGAGTAGCAGTAGCAGCTTGAGAGCTGTAAAAACATGCTGCACCCACCACACGATAAAAATTAACACCAGGGATAGACTGCACACCTTGATCACGATATGCGTTCAAATGTGTTACTTGGTTACCGGGGAAAATAATAGACATTGTTAGTTACCTCCTATCAATATACGAATGAGTAACCAACGGTGATGAAGTCCTTATTAAGGATTTCAAAACCAGCAAACAAGGACCAGATCATGATGATGAAACGGCTAAAGTCGTCGTTGTTATTCAGCAGAATCTGAGCATTGTTGCCACCGATGCCAACACCAACAGCCTGAGGCCCAAAGAAACAAAGTTGAGACATGTCGTAGTCAGCAGCGCCGGAAGCGGCGTCGGTGATCACGAGGTTTTCGTTCTTTTCGGGAAGGTTTGTTGATTCGAACCAGCGGACGCCTTCAAACAGGAAGCCAGTAGGCATGACCGGTTGACCAGCAACGAAGCCAGCCTGACCGTAGGCAGGACCCATGCCCTGATAGAAGTTCGCATTAGGTGCAGCATTGGGCTGCATAGGATTGATCATGCCGCTACCGGGGTAACGAGCAATTTCGCGGAAGTCGGCGTTCTGACGCAGGTGCATCATTGCGGTAGGGTCCACGATGCAGCGGTAGTAACCGTCAGCAAAGGTTGGGACGTTGCGCTTACGCATGTCCTTAACGACCTCTAGGAGGTCTGTAGTCACGTCAAACTTGGCTGATTCGCCAGCTGCATAGGTGACGCCATACACACCGCCTGAACCGCCCTTGGCTTTGCCACCGGGCAGGTAGTAGCCACCCTGTTCGGATGAAGCCTGACCACTGCCGTATGCCTTAAGCAGTTCGTTAGCAAACACACGATCGCGCCAGCGGCGATAGTCGTCCAGTAGGGTCAGTGAACCGATGGACTGGTGGAAGACGTTCAGGTTGCCTGTATCCAGCAGCAGACGCTGAGCTGTGATCAGGGTTTCACGAGCGACCTTAAAAGTAGAAGGCTGTGCAGAATCACGTGTGTCGGCAGGGCCGGTGTATTCACGCAGGGTCACGAGGACCTTGTCCTTCACGATGTTGCGGGCAGAAGCTGTACCAAGGGTTTGGTCGGCTGTCCGCTCACGGGACTCCTTGGTGCCAGGCTTACCCCAGAAGCGGTACCTATCCAGTTGCACCGTTTGACCAGGCTGCTTACTGAAATCGTGTACCACCACAGGCTCAACTGCCATCTCAATGATGTAAGCAGGATGAGGACGGTAAAGTTCTGCACCAAGAAGCTTAGGAAAATCATTATCAATCCACATGTGGGATTAACTCCGTAAGCTAAAAGGTTTATAAGTGACTTCGACTTAGCCACATAAATAAATAGTAGTATTTTTTGCTAACATAAAATTAATATACCCCAGAATTTAAGGGTACTATGGATTTTATTGATACTGGTGTATGGAAGCCAATTAACTCATTGCCAGGTTATGAATGCTGCATTGAATATCACGTCAATAGTCAAGGCGACGTAAAAAGCACAAAGGGGCAAATAGAGAGAATACTCAAACCACGACTACATAGTTCTGGATACCAAACAGTTAATTTGACGCAACGAATAGGAAGAAAGCAAGCGGTTACTGCGTATCTACACGTGCTTGTGGCACTTGCATTTCTTCCAGCACCTGCTACTCCTCATGGAAAAACAAAAGGTTGTTCTGTTGTTAGACATATTGATGGTGATCTTACTAATAGTTCAGTTTCAAATCTAGAATGGTCAAAACGTTCACTTAGTTGAAATGAATTAGAATGTATATAGCTTAAAAAAATCTACCGATGGCTGATAGTCTTAAACTTGTTGGAGTAAAAAGAATCTCTAATCAAACAGGTAATGATCTAGTACTTTCAAG